ACTTTTAGTTCATCATAATGTGTTTAAGTTTTATAACGATATTAAAGGAAGAAGAAAAAGCGGTAAAAGTTATTTTAAAGAAAATTTATTTTTTATTGAAAACGATCAATTTTTTTTATATAAAAATAATAATTACTGGAGTTCTCATGGTAAGTATTGTTTTGTAAAACCACTTATAACTAAAAAATCTGTAATATTAAAAAACACTAAATACGAACCGTTACAAGGAATTATAAAATATTCAAATAATGAATTAGAAGAATTAGGAGTTTATGTGGGAGATAAAATTATATTTACACCAAATAGTGAATATGAGTTTGAAGTAGAGGGAGAAAAATTATATCGTATGTTTACTAATAATATAACTACAATATTAAATGAATAATAAAGAACTAAAATTACAAATAATTGAAGCAGGAGAAAAAGCTGTTAAGCAGTTAGTAAAAGTTGCTAAAGAAGATATAATTAAATATGATAAAGATGATGAGCTTGCGGCTGATAGATTAAAAAATGCAGCAGCTACAAAAAAATTATGCATTATGGATGCTTTTGAAATAGTAAAAAGAATTGAAGAAGAAAGAAATTTGTTAGAAGGAAATATTGTAGAGACTAAAAATAATACACCTAAAGGATTTGCAGAATCACGATCAAAATAAATTATACCGAGTTTTAGTTAATTATATTCCCAGCGGAATAAAAAAAAGAAAAAACAAATCACGAACTTGGGTTTATGGGTATAACGAAAAATATGATGTTGTAGTTATTTCTAAAGACGGAACTATAGGGGATGTTTATGAAATTAGTAATGTTAAAATTGCATTACCATCTACTCCTAAAACTTTTTACAATACAAATAAAAAAGTTAGTGAGCAATACTGGAATCCTACCTTATTACCAAAACAATTAAAAAGAATACAAACTATTTTTCAATGGCATAGCACTCCTGATGTATTTAAAAATGAATGGATAGAATATATTGAAAAAGAATTTGACAAAAGAGAACAAGGCCTGTGGTTTTTAAATAATGGAAACCCAACATATATAACAGGAACACATTATATGTATTTACAGTGGACTAAAATAGATGTGGGAAACCCTGATTTTAGAGAAGCAAATAGAGTATTTTATATGTTTTGGGAAGCGTGTAAGGCAGATAAAAGAAGTTTCGGAATGTGTTATTTAAAAATAAGGCGTTCTGGATTTTCATTTATGAGTTCTTGTGAGGGCGTTAATCAAGCAACTATTACAAAAGATGCCCGTATAGGTATACTTTCAAAAACTGGAGCCGATGCAAAAAAAATGTTTACCGATAAAGTTGTTCCTATATCAAATAATTATCCATTCTTTTTTAAACCCATACAAGATGGTATGGATAAACCAAAAACTGAATTAGCATATAGAGTTCCGGCCTCAAAAATTACTAAAAAAAATATGTATGAGTTAGGTCAAGATGAATTAGAAGGATTAGACACAACTATTGACTGGAAAAATACATCTGACAATTCATATGATGGTGAAAAATTACAATACTTATTACATGATGAAAGTGGTAAATGGGAAAAGCCAGAAAATATTTTAAATAACTGGAGAGTAACAAAAACTTGTTTGAGATTAGGTAGTAAAATTATAGGTAAATGTATGATGGGTTCAACTTCAAATGCATTAGACAAAGGAGGCTCTAATTTTAAAAAATTATATGAAGACTCTGATGCATCAAAAAGAAATCAAAACGGACAAACTAAATCTGGATTATATAATTTATTTATTCCTATGGAATGGAACTTTGAAGGATACATAGATAAATATGGTATGCCTGTTTTACATTCTCCTGAAAAACCAATAATAGGAATAGATGGTGAAGACATTAAAGTAGGCGCAATAACTTATTGGGAAAACGAAGTAAACTCTTTGACATCAGATGCAGATGCATTAAATGAATTTTACCGACAGTTTCCCAGAACAGAATCTCATGCTTTTAGAGATGAATCAAAACAATCACTTTTTAATCTTACAAAAATATATCAACAAATAGATTATAATGACTCATTGTTTTTAGATCATCATGTTACAAGAGGTTCTTTTTCATGGAAAAGTGGAGTAAAAGATACAGAGGTTATATTTAGCCCTAATAAAAATGGAAGATTTTTAGTAACTTGGACTCCAGGAGCTGCTTTACAAAATCGGAAAATAAATAAAAACGGAAGGTGGTATCCTGGAAATGAGCACATTGGTTCTTTTGGATGTGACTCATATGATATTTCTGGAGTAGTAGTAGGCAAAGGTTCTAATGGAGCCTTGCATGGATTAACAAAATTTAATATGGATGATGCTCCAAGTAATGAGTTTTTTTTAGAATATGTTGCGAGGCCTCAAACAGCAGAAATATTTTTTGAAGAAGTTTTAATGGCTTGTGTGTTTTATGGTATGCCTATATTATGTGAGAATAATAAACCCCGATTATTATATCATTTTAAAAACAGAGGGTATAGAGGGTATTGTATGAATAGACCAGACAAAAGATTTAATAAATTATCAAAAACAGAAAGAGAATTAGGGGGTATACCTAATTCATCAGAAGATGTAAAGCAATCACACGCTGCTGCAATAGAATCATATATTGAGCAGCATATTGGAATGGATTTTGACGGGTCATATAGAGACCCAGAAGAAATGGGAGTAATGTGTTTTCAACGCACATTAATGGATTGGGCTAAGTTTGACATTAGTAATAGAACTAAATTTGATGCAAGTATAAGCTCTGGTTTAGCTATTATGGCTAACCAAAAACACCTCTATACACCTACTAAACCAAAATCAAAAATAAGTGTTAACTTTGCAAGATATAACAATAAAAGTTCTCTAAGTCAATTAATAAAATAAATGAAGGGAGTAACAATAGATATTCAGTCTGCTGCTTTTCCAGATCAGTTTGTATCTGATGCCAAAAAAGCAACTAAAGAGTACGGACTACAGATAGGTCAAGCAATACAATATGAGTGGTTTAGAAAAGGTGCGGGTTTTAACTCATGCCGATTTTATGACCAATGGGCGGAGTTTAATCGTTTGCGATTATACGCCAGAGGTGAGCAATCAATAGCTAAATATAAAAATGAATTAGCTGTAGATGGTGATTTAAGTTATTTAAATTTAGACTGGACACCTGTGCCTGTTATACCTAAATTTGTAGATATAGTTGTTAACGGAATGAGCGATAGACTTTTTACCGTACAAACTTATGCTCAGGATGCAATGTCATCAGAAAAAAGAGGAGAGTTTCAAGAAATGGTTGAAACAAATGTAATAGCAAAACCATTATTTAAGCAAATAGAAAAAGACTTTGGAGTTGATGTGTTTCAGGTAAATCCTGAGGAGTTACCAGAATCAGATTTAGAAATGGAATTGTATATGCAGTTAAATTATAAGCCAGCTGTAGAGATTGCTAATGAGTGTGCTATAAATACTTTATTAGCAGAAAATCATTATGAACAAACCAGAAAAAGATGTGACTTAGATTTAATGACCTTAGGAATAGGAGTTTGTAAACATAGCTTTCAATTAGGTGATGGAGTAAAAGTAGATTAT